ACTGGGCCTGATAATCTCAGGATAGAGACGAGCATTCATGTCGGCATACTCATCCAGGCAAACAGCCACAAGGCCCATGCCCCTCAGAGAATCTGGATTTTCCGCACCCAGAAGATATATCGTTTTACCACCCGGCAAATCACATCTGAGCTCGGCCTCGTTGAACTTAACACCGGGGATCGTCTCAGCGTAATCCCGAAGCATCTGCCAGGAAATTCGTTTTGCCGATCCATAATTCTGAGCGATATAAGCGCCCTTCGCATTCTTACGCTTGCTGGTCAATATCTCTTTCAACAGCCAGTTGATGGCCATCACGGTCTTGCCAAAACGACGATGGCAGACCGCAACAGAAAATCTCCTCTGTTGGCGGTGAAACTCTGCCTGGAGCGGCCGGGGCGAATAGGGAATAATAATTTGCTGGGTCATGGTTGCCGTTCCAAAAACATCAGCAGAACTCGCCGCTCGCCGCTGTGAGACGCAACAAAGTGTTCGTTATCAGCACTGGTATAAAACACCAGATCCAAATATCCGAAGATCGCAGTTGTGGGGTCATGGCGGAAATAATATCCCCCGCCCTCAAAATCACTGTCCGGGTCCGATAGCAAAACCCTGCCGGTAACGTAACACCAGGTCATATGCCCATTGGTGCCGGTATCAAAATGCCAGGGATGACCCTGGCGCCGCTGCTCAACGCGGCAGTACGCCCGCCCCGTTGTATCCACATCGGGGAATGTCTTCCGTATCAGATCGATCTGACGGGCAATAACCGGATGATCAAATTTCTGGTAGCCAACCTGGAAATCCTGGGCCTCGGCAACAGTAACCGTTGCCGGCATCAAATCAAACGAGTCTGCCGCCAAGGCGGCGCGTCCCGGTACCGGTGGCCTTGGGCGCAAACTTTGCGCGCTGCCGAACCCGCCGCTGGTCTTCAAGGTCGAACGCCTCGTTTATATCAGGCGTTGCAGGATCATCGGCCTGGAAAGCGCCGCTGGCTTTCCGCGCCCGCTTGGGCTTGGCCGGTGCCGTTTTCTTGGCAACCGACTTTTTTCTGGGTTTCTTCAAAAGCGCCATCAAATTCTCTCCGATAGTTTTTTGCCGTCACTGATCTGATCGATTACAACAATATCCCCGCCGGCATCATGCATACTATGTCCACACCGAGGACAAACCTGTCCGCCATCCTGCCAGCCGATAACCATCGGCCCAGAGTGCTCGACTTCCATCTTCTGCTTGGGCTGGTACATGACCAATAACTTCTCAGCCTTCCACTGAGCATGGCGCAATAGCTCCTTACCCTTCAAGATCTCATCTCGGGTGCCCGCCGCATTCAACAAATGCTCGGCATCTTCGAGCGCAATCTCCGCACCGGCAACCATGGCCGAGCGATACTGGCCATCAAATACATCATCCTTCCGCCGATACTGAAATACCGCGGAACGATCCATCTTCAATACTTCACAGCCGCCCTTGAGCCCCTTGCCTTCAGATATTACCTCAAGCAATTTCTGCCGTTTGACTTCATCAGCAAGTACCGGAATATTCCTGGCCATCAATCATCTCCCCAAAAAAACGCCGGCCCAAATATCGAGCCGGCAAGTTTCCACTACTAGAAAACAACCATCTGGTACAGGGAGGAAAACCGGATGGCATACGCTATGGCGTAAAACCCCAGCGTCTGCAACCTTTACCATACGACTGCCACTCATGTCAACCTGTAGTGGCTGGCGAGGGCATTCAACGCTAGTCGTAGCATCGGCATACCATCCCGCTGTTTTGACAGAACCTTCCATGATCCAGCGTCATTCCCATGCCCGCAAACATGAACCAGCAACCGGCTCAAAGGCTGGCCAACATACTGCAAAGCGCGGTAAACCCGCTCCCTGGCATAATGTACCCCGTCAGCATCAGGCCGCTCAGACTGATCAACCCGCACCTTGGTCAAATCCGTAACACCATAATTAGGACCGATCCCTGCACGATAAAAATCCTCGGCAAACCGATCCCCAGCATCATACTGTAAATCCGTAATCCGCTTCCGCCGAAAATAGGTCTGCAACTGATCAGATGCCAAATTCCGAATGTGCGTTACACCAGCAATATCCGTGGCCTGTTCTTCAAAATCACCATGCTGCCGAAGCTCGGGAGTACCATGATCCATGACAGCCGGCCGCTTGTGTCTCCTGGCCATTAGTAAAAAACTCCTCGGAGAGAGGGCAGGGACCCATCGAGGGGGTGACAGACGCGGCAAGCCGGGGGTACCCCTGCCCAGACCCCCCGGGGGCCTCGAGGCCGCATACAGCAAGGCTTTTTTACCCGCGGCATTTGATTGTCAAACGTCCAGACGTTCCTCTGAAAGTCTTGGACAGAGCCAGAAAAGCGCGGACCTCTGCCATTCTTTAATGCGGGCCAGCTTCGCGGGCGATCGGCGAGGGAGAGAGCAAGATCACTCATCATTCCGCCTGCCTCTGAGACAATCCACATCTATGTCCATATCTATACCCGTTCTCATCCGGTTGAGCACATCAATACCCTTGCCAAATCCATTACTTCTGAGGCAATAGCTGATAGTCATTTCGATCAATGACTGCCGCAAATCTGGCATTGGTTCTTGCTCGGCCTCGAGCATCTCAACCTCGAACTGTTTGGGTGTCATTGGAGCCATATCAATCATTGGTTTAGAACGGCATATCGTCATCGAGGTCATTGACGGGCTTATCCAGCGGCTGTTGTGGGTATCTATTGCCTTTGGCTCTGCCGCTCTGCTGGTCCTCGGTGGCGTCGAAGGCCATCATCCTGCATTCCAGCGTTCCCTGGTCGTTGATTGCCTGGAGCGGCAGGGCTTCCAGAATAATGCTGAAGCCGTCCTTGCCTTTCATCGGGAACATGACGCCGACGTTAGTCCAGTATGTCTTGCCATCTTTGCCCAGGCGGGGCGTTGTCAGTCTGTATCTGTCAGCCATTTGCTATTTCCTTTTCTATCTGTTGTTTTCGGACGAACGCCTTGACTTCATCCTCGGTTGAATATTTTCTCGCTCTTGTTGTCACACTTTCCAGTAGGCCGGTATTGATTAAGTCTCTGGTAAGGTACCAAGCATCTTGAGAGCTTAAATGTGTTAGCAGATCACCCAGCAAATATGCGACAGACTTCATGGGCAACAAGTCTTCAGTCAGATGTTTCCGCTCACTCTCGGCGGCGGTTAGTTTCATTTTGATCTCGGCGCATTTGCGATCCGCCTCTTCTATTTTCTCTTGTCTCCCCGTTAGCATTGCCATTGCTATATCCTTTTCAGTGATTGGTTAATCAGGTTGGCGTATTTGGTTGGTGTATCGATGGCGCCGCGCTGCAGCGCATCAAGCTTGAACTGCCGCTTTTCGGTTCGCCACACCAGTTCTTTTGCAACGTCATGCCATGCCGGCCACCATTTTGAAGACAATGCCAGGGATCTGAGAGTGTGCCTGACGATATCGCCGGGGAAGTACTGGAGCTCTTCAGCATACGCGGACAGCATGAGCTCTTGATCCTTTTGTTTCACTGTCCGATTGACTGTTTTCACTTGGAGCATCGTCAGTTCCTGCATGATCTCGGATTTGTTCAATGGCGTCAGTGACACTTCCAGCATCGCCACTGCCGTTTCCAGGTCTTTGGCTGGTATTGGTTCTGTCATTCGGTATCCCGTCAGGTCGTAGTCCTTGTCCACTGTTTCCACCAGCGAGGATATTACTGACACTGGTAGAGATGCTTGCAGCTTGAGATCCACCTGAGCGGGAGTTTCCAAACTTGAGATGGTTCCGAATCCAGTTGCGAAATGCGGCGTCCCAATCTCGTTTGACTGAGCGGGAACCGGATTCTGCTTTCCAGTGATCTTTGAAGTGTTCGATTTGTCCATTGGTTTCTACCGCTCCTATTTGGTCGATGCTCCAGGCAAACGCATTGTCTTCAGGATACCAATCATCTGGCAGTCTGGAGCCCTTGGTTTTGGGTTTAGATTTGGGGGGATCTTTTGTTTTTTCTTTTGATATAGCTTTAGCTATATCTTTCTTACTACTTGGATATGGTTTTGGTTGGCATTCCTGGGGCATATGCCGGGGAGATGCCGCGGCATTATCGGTTTCCTTTGTTTTCAACCATCTAGCGTTTGCTTTACGTTTTTGTTTCTCGCTAAACATCTCGACGTTTTTTCGCACTTTTTGCAGCTTTTTCTGCGTCAACTGCCCCTTGTCATCGTACATTAGGAAGCCATCCAGGGCTGGTCGAAGGCGTGTTTTCCACTTCTGATAAGTGCAGCCCAACATGGTCGATATTCTTCTATCATCATCGGCGATTGCACAGTCTGGGGATCGCCACATAATCATCAGCAACTTCAGATATGCGCCATGCTCTTCCAACGACAAATGCATCGTGTCGCCGAGATATGCGTCTGTCCAAAATGGTAATGCTGGGAACTCAGCCATTGTTTTCATTCTCCCTCGAGCCCCAAACAGATCCGATACCCTGGGCTGCAATCCTATTGGCTTCGGCCTGGGCCTGTGTCCGCGATTCGTACCACTGAACCATGCGCCGGCGGACAGCTATCCAATTACAGCGAGGACTAGCGTCAGCGTATTCTTCCAGAGCCTTGTACGCATCCACCGCGTCGAAGCCGGCCGCTTTCCAATACGCGATTTGTTCTCTAATAATGTCTTTCATTTCCTTTTCAGTCACGAGTACTATCCGAGAACCCGCCGCTTACATAGACCACTTCCTCATCCGGCGATTGTGAATGGGACTGAAGCTGTTCAATGCGGCGATCCAAAAACCATCGGGCCTTTTGCAGTTGCTCAAGCGGCTCGCCCTTTTTGCCGTACCTCGCCATATATTTCCAAGCCGAGCCCAAATAGTAATCCAGATCAAATGCATCAACGACATCAATGGCGCTCATGCCGGTGCCTTTGTAATGGTCTGGGTTGATAGGGTCAGACATCACCACTCCTGTATTTGGACAGTGGTGCCGGGGATCTTGGCATAATATTTGACGGCCGAGATTTCGATGACCTGTTTGTCATCCACATAAGCAATGCCATTCAGCCCGTCCAGAATCAGCTTGATCAGATTATCGATGTCCGGTGTCTTGCATGGGTGCAGTATCCCGGCATCGATGGATGTCCGCTGCTTCTTTGTGTAGCTCTTGGGTATCGGCATCCCGAACACCATCCGCAAAGTGACGGGGCCGGTGACCGGCGAACAATGGGTCTGGCCATAAAACTTAACCAGGGCCTCGGCGTCTTTGGTTTTCTTGGGCGTGTAGACATGGCCAGAGCGCGACATACGAGGCCGCGCCTTGCCAACGGGGGTCCCGGGCACCTTAAACTCGATCATGCTGTCCCTCTGGCGTGGAAAATCGTGGGGCAGGGGGATCTCTCAAAGCAATACCATGCACTGTTTTCCATGCCGGTTTGATTTCCGAACCATTTAACGCGGCCAATGCTGGCAACATTGGAACAGCGGGCCATGTGCGGCGCCATCCGTTTGTTGTGCATCAAATCCGCGTTCAACAACAACCAAGTCCTGGCGATAGTGCTCAGATGATCGATCAGGGGATCTAGCACCGGCCAGGACCAGGGCGGGTTGGTGATAAACATATGGCCTACACAATTTGTTAGATTCATTGCGTCTATACGCCGAATAGAGGGGTCCTGGGGCTCGATGTCCGACCAGCCGATACATGGAACCCCTGCATCTTCCAGATGACGCACCAGGGCGCCATCACCGGCGCAGGGCTCATTAAATGTAGCCCCCGGGGGGATATGAGGGAGTAGGGACCGAATCGCCTCGGCCGGCGTAGGATAAAAGTCACGCTCGATCTTCTGATATGATGACCGCTTACCCAATGTGCCCGTCCATAGTATCTGGCGTCACGGCCGGCGCTGGGCATACAGAACAGCGGGCTGGCGTGTCAGGTTTCAGACAAGTTCCCGGCGCCAGACCCTCGGTCATGGCCGGGACAATGTTTTCCAGCTTTGATTCGATAAATGCCGACATTGTCAAGCCAGCTTGCTCTGACAAGCACATCATATCTGCAACCAAATTGGTCGAAAGATGCAGGAAAAGTGTCGTTTTTTGATTATCCATTGAATTATTTTCAAATAATGGCATTAGGAAGCTTGACAGGCTTATACCATGGGCCTATATAAGGGGTCAACGGAACGAACTGACGACAACGCCACAACAGAAGCAAACAGGAGAAATAAAATGAAAAAAACTCAAGAAGAAATCTGGGCAGAAGAAGACGCCATCGAAGCCGCCGAATGGGCCGAGCGTAAAATCTGGAAAGATAAATTCGCTACGGCCAACGCCGCCATGCTCCCCGCCGACAAATATGGATATGTTGCTTCCGCCGCTTTAGCCAACGCTTGGAAAAGCGTAGTAGAGGGAGAAATCGAAGACATCGCAGAAGATAATTCAGTATTTTGGCGGATAGCTTTTGGTTCTATCGGTTCCATACTTTCTACCGACGAATATCCCGCCGAAAGAAAACTTTACGAAGCCGCAGGGTTAACATTTTAATCAACGCAACAGGAGAAATAAAATGGCATTATTATTTGAAAGCAAAACTTGTTCTAGGTGCGGCGGTAGCGGCGAATATAGTTATTGCCAAACCTACGGTAGTAGGTGTTTCAAGTGCCACGGTAAGGGCGAAGTCCTCACCAAGCGAGGCTTGGCCGCGCAAGAGCATTTTAATTCCTTGTGCGTTAAGCCCGCGTCTGAAATCAAAGTGGGCGATATTATTTGCGTCAATAGCGTCACGCTCGATGGCGGCTTCTTTAAATATTTTGCCGAAGTCGTAGAAGTCAGCGCCCCCCATGTTTATGGCAGTTCAACGGTAGACGGCGTCAAAAAAGACACCGTGGGGATCGACATCACCTCAGATAGCAAAAAATTCGGTAGGTGCAAACATACCACCTCTGGAAAATCTGATTTTCGCCTCGCCCAAAGCAAAGAAGAAAAAATTGAAAAAAGAGAGGCCGCGCTTGAATATCAAGCCAATTTAACAAAAGCGGGAACGCCCCGCAAACGCAAGGTAAAAGCCGCCTAACATCCCCCAACCCCCAACAGCCCCTGGCGATTAAATTCGCAGGGGCCTTGAGGGTGCCGGGACTGTCCTGGCAAAAACAGGAGAAAAAAAATGCCTAGCTCAACAGAATACAACGCCGGCGAACCTCACCAGGGATCTGTCGTTTTATATTTGCGTGTTTCCACCGGCAAGCAAGGCGCCGATGGCCTGGGCGTCGATGCCCAGCGCGCCGCCTGCTTTGACTATTTGAATGGCGGATCTTGGAAAGTTATTGCAGAGTTCGTGGAAGTGGAATCGGGCAAGAAAGATAACCGCACCAAATTACTCGAGGCCATCGAGCTCTGTAAAAAGAAAAAAGCCACACTGGTTGTGGCCAAGCTTGATCGGCTGTCCCGTGACGTTGAGTTCACCGCTCACCTGATGAAGAGCAAAGTCGATTTTGTTGCAGCCGATATGCCGATGGCGAATACCTTGACCATCCACATTATGGCCGCAATGGCCCAGCACGAACGCGAGATGGTGTCCGTCAGGACAAAGGCCGCTCTCCAGGCTCTCAAGGCCAAGGGCAAGGTCCTGGGCGCCGCCCCAGCCGCCTTAAAAGCCGCCGGCGTCAAGGGCAATGAGGTTGTCGCGGCGCGGGCCAAGCTACACGCCGACAATGTTTACCCAATAATTCAAGACATCAAAGAGCGCGGCGGATGCACCACTCTGAGAGAGATCGCCAACGCTCTCGAGGCCCGCGGCATCAAGACCCACACCGGCCGCACATCATGGCACCCCCAACAGGTCAGCAATGTGATCCGGCGGGCAGAGGAGTAGGCGGTGACAAATCGGAGACATGTGAGAACAAAGGCTGGCAAAAAACACCAGTTCTTGTTATCTTCGCAAGCAGAACAGCTTAGAGCGCTTCGATATATGGGGGCAGAGATGTCGCGTATCGATATTCCAATGCTGCATAATGACCACATAAAATGGGCAGCGTGTACGCTGATGGAATTAGCCGACTGCCTGGGTGAGATCGCCAGCCGAAAAAACCAAACAGCAGTCAACAGAATCTTCGACGCTCGAGTTGCTGTTTATTATGCCCGCAAGGTGCTCAGACAGTATGCGAGTGACGATATAAAGGGGGTTCGAGACAACAACCACTGGAACTATGACTAATCCGAAAATGCTTTGCAAACCCAAAACAGGAGAATATTATGGAAAGCTCAATGTCGCATAATATATATTCACGCAACAACTGTAGGATTACCACATATATAAGACTAGTTGCGTATAGCCTTGCGGGGGGGGCAGGGATCTACGCTTTGATCCTGGTCTTGTTTTTCTATTTTTCACTTGTCGAGTAGGTCATGGCAGATCTATTTGACCACTACCCAGGATTGCCGGGAACGGCACCTGTGGATACCTCAGTTGATGCCGGCGCCAGGATTGCCGGCAAGGCGAATATCATTCGAGAGCAGTGTTTAACGGTCTTCAGCCGCGGTGGATTCACCGCCGATGAGGTGGCGGCGCGCATTAGTCTGCACTGGCAGTCGGTGCGTCCGCGCATCACTGAGCTCAAAACCACTGGACATATTATTGACACCGGCACCCGCCGGCCTAGCGCCATGGGATCGCCCCAGGCAGTTTTTTGTTTGACTCCCGTTGGCACCACACCCACTACCACAAGGAGAATTGAAAATGGTTGGAAAACTTACAGACGATAAAAAGATGTCTGCGTCACGTTTGCCCGCATTATTTGGAGCATCACCGTACAATACCAAGAATGAAGAGCTCCGCTATTCGCTCGATGCAATCATGGGGACATTAATCGCTCTCGAGCAAAACGAGTTCATGTTTTGGGGGGATCGCCTGGAGCCAATTGTCGGATTTGAGGCGGCAAAGGTTCTCGGTTTGACCGAGCTCCAGACCGACATCCCCGAGGCAGTTGTCCACAGTAGTTTACCTATGCAGTGCAGCCTCGATGCGCTGGGTGAGGGAGATGGGCGGACGATCAAGAATGGCGATATTGAAAATGTCGTAGTCGTTGGCGCCGATGAGATCGCCCTCGAGGGCATCGGTGTCTTGGAGATAAAGACCACGAATGGCCGGCCCGAGGATGAGCTCCCGCTGCACCGTGGGCCGCTTCAGTTGCAGGGGCAGTTGATGTGCACTGATCTAAAGTGGGGGGCTGTCGCGGTCTTATATGGTGGCAACCAGTTGCGGGTTTTCCTGTTTCACCGGCATGAGAAAACCATCGAGGCCATCGAGCGCGAGGTGCTCGACTTTGAGCGCCGTTTGCATGAAGACCCTGTCGATTGGTATGCGATTGAGCATGAGCTCGATCCCATCACGATCTTTCCATCTGGCGAATTAGAAACGCCGGTGATTTTGAACGACAATATCGAAAAGCTTTTGGACAGTTACGATCTGGCCAAGCAGACAATCCAGGACTGCGAGGGAATCATCAAGGATGTAACCCTGGCAGTGCAAGCGCACCTTGGCAATCACACCGAGGGGCACACCAGCAAGCACCATGTCAAATGGCCGATGAAAAATTTTAAGGCCAAGCCTGAGAAAATCACGCCGGCGAAGAAGGCTTATTCTGTTCGCCAGAAAACCATCAACGTCAAAAAAAGGGAGAAAGCAGCATGACCAATTCACCAACTGCCGGAATGTTAACGCCAACCACATTTGAAGGCGCAGTCCAGTTCAGCGAGACGCTGGCATCGTCATCGATGGTGCCGAAAGCGTTTCAAGGATCGCCGGGGGATATTCTGGTGGCCGTGCAGTGGGGGTCCGAGGTTGGACTCCCGCCGCTCCAGGCGCTGCAAAACATTGCCGTGATCAATGGCAAGCCGAGCATCTATGGTGATGCTCTGTTGGCCCTGGTGACAGCGCACCCGGAATATGGCGGGCATAAGGAAGAGCTCGAGGGCGAGGTGGCAACGTGTACCATCATCCGCATCGTCAAGGGCAGGGATGTGACCACTGCCAGATCCTTTTCTGTCGGAGATGCCAAGCGGGCGAACCTGTTCAATAAACCAGGGCCCTGGAAGCAGTATCCAAAAAGGATGCTGGCGATGAGGGCGAGGGGTTTCGCGATCAGAGATGCGTTCCCAGACGCCATCAAGGGCGTGATTATCCGAGAAGAGGCCGATGATATGGAGCCCAAGGATATTACGCCGGCGAATCCGCTGGATGCCATTGCCGAGGAAAAATCGCCCGCCACAGATCCCGCCTCAGAGCAATCTCTGGTGTCCGATGACCCAATAGACCAGAACATGGGTGATTTACCCCCAGGCGAGCCGGTGGCCCCCACAGAGGAGATTGACCCTGATGCCGCTGTTTGGGAGATGATCATGCCCGAGGATGGCCGCGTCGAGATCTGCCAGACCTCTGAAGATTGGTTTCGCTCGTTTTTGGAAATCATGGGCATGATGTCAGATGACCGGGAGCACGATTTTGTAGAGCGCCGGCATATCATTGGCGAATATAAAAAGTCCAATGACGATACCATCGCCCGCATGGAAGACGAGGCGCCCGAGCTCCACAAGGATCTGAAGGCGCGCTACTCCAAAATGCTCAAATATTTATCAGCAAAGGCGAAAGAAGAAAATGGCTAAAGTTGGACTAACAAAAAGGCAAGCTGATGCTTACGAGTATATTCGGCGGACGCTGAAAGAGAAGAGGGTGTCACCAACCCTGCAAGAGATAGCCGATGCGCTCGGCTACGAAACCAAGTCGGCGGCGCATCGATTGGTCGATGCATTGGTGAAGAGGGGATACCTGATTAGATTCCCCCGGATGTCTCGCTCGCTGGCGCTGGCACCGGATCGAGATTTGAAAGCTGAATACGGTGAGGAGTTGGCGGAATTGCGCCAGGTCCAATCAGCAGCGCGACTTTATTTGAAAGCCAAGAGAGATTGGGATATATTTTATCAAGAAGATCCGCACCACCGGGACAATCACTTGGTGTATGCGCCGCGGGTAAAACAGTTTTTCGACATTCTCAGCAGTCTGGTGATCTGATGGAACTGATCTTGTATTTACTGATGAATCTTATCCCCTAGCCAATCGGCTAGAATATCGGCAGGCGATGCGTCAGGTGTCATAAATAACTGGCGTTCCGCCTCTCGCCGGCGGACCAACCCTGGCAAGATCTTGCTCGGCCGGCCACCGCGGCGCCATTGCCAAAAATTATCAGCGCATCCCCGGTAATCGCCCCTGTTTAAACGCATCCGAAAAACGGCCACTTGAAAGTTGGCCGGTCCAATATTGAAACAGATTGAAATAAGAGAGGCCAGCATGTTCCTGGTTACTGGCACCCCAACCAATCTAGCAACCGAAATCTCAAATCGTTGGATGTCTCTTTCCAAGAGTTGTTCCGCTTGGTCAGGACTAATGGGCGGGTGATCCATAGAAACAGGATTACCATCAAGACCAGTACATGCGCCGTAGCCCAATGTAGGTATGCCAGCAACACAACGATAAGGGTCCAGGCCGGGAGTATCAGGGTCCCCGTCAACCAGTCCCTCATACTTCTTAATAAGGTTAATACCCGCTGCATTTATCACCTATCTTGTCCACTTAGATACCAATTTGTTGCCAAACCAATGGCTGATAATGATGGAAAATATGCCGCTTGTTTCTGCGCTCCAGACCAGAGCAAACTGAGCCTGAGTAATAAAGCCAAACGCCAACAAAATGATCAGCAAAAGCCAGCCAGCGAAAAAACTAAATGTAATTGTTGGCCTGACTGTGCCGGAATAATTTACCACCCACTGCGCGGATTGCCGCATTGTTGTCTGGACAGTTTCCTGGATGGCAACGTTGGCCGCACCAGTCTGATCAATGATTGCCTCATCCCGTTTGTCAGCAGATTGCTGGGCCATCAGAGCAAGCTCATGCGCCTTGTCCTTGGCGTCCTGTTTTTGATCCATCCATTTGTTGAACATACCGGGGCCAACTGAGGTCACCAGCCCAATGAGTGACCCGATCAATGAAAACATCTTACTTCTCCTTTATTCCGTTTGTTTCCATCAACGTCTTTTCAACGTCATCAATCGTAGCACCAAGAGCAGCATCATAAGCCGTTAAAATCGCATACATTTTACCGTTTTGTGATGTGTGAACTACTGATTGGACATTATCCTCAATCGCCCTAACCAAAATGTTCACTACCCGCGTGTGCCACTTGTTGAAGTTGGAAATGAACGCACTTGGTATCCCCTCTCGCCTTGCGTCTGCAAGATAGTCTGTAACCGTTTCATTGAGGTTGTGAGACAATAAGGCGTGCATTTCAGAGTCCGACAATTCATTAAAGCCTGTGGACTTGACCAAATCTTTCAGGCTGTCTTGAAACGCAGCGAACTTAATCGTTAGGAATTTCTTAGCCGTTGCTGTTACATCCAATTGTGGAATAACGAGTTGCAGCCAGGTATCTGCATGGGTAAAAAGCGAATGATTTAATAGTACAGTTTTGTTGATTTCGCCTGATGCTAATTCTTGTCGTTCAAGATGGTCTTGTACCAGCATGACGCCCATTGGGCTGAAACCTGTAATGGCCGCCACTACAATCATTGCA